CCTAATGATGGCTCAGTGAGTAAACCGATTCGCTGCTTTAAGTGCGGAGATCTTGGACATAAGACTTCCACGTGCGATCGACAGGCCACTGAAGCCGGACGACAGGCCCTGAAGGCACACCGAGAGGAAGTCGGCCGACGTGCGAAATTTCAAAAAGATAAAAACACAAAAAGAGGAGGCGATGGTGGTGAAGCCCTTTCTGCCGCATTGCATGACGCCCTCGACAAGGCGTCGGCAGATGCGAAGACTCACGAGGCGATCGCTCGTGAGAAGAACCAGCTATCTCTTCAGGTGGCGGCACTCGAAAAACAGAACTTAGACTTCAAGCGATGGCTTGATGATTCGAATGGAGTCTTTGATCTTGCGTTGAGGGACGCATGCCGTGGTTTCGAGTTTGCCTGGCAACAGCTGACAGTCCGCGACTTCCATGGGTTGTGGATTATTATTGGCGTGTCCATTGCCACCTTTGTTGTCGCTTCTTTGGACAAGTTCTCATCGCCCTACTATAATGTCCGGCAACATAAAATTGTGCGCATTGCCCTCACGGCATACATGATGATTTCGGCATGCGCGCTGTATTTCTCTTATCTCTTGGTTAATACTAACCTCTTGCGGCAGGTGGTTACTGCTCAATGTCAGTATGCCTTCGGGCGCAACACTTATGTCATGAGGCACGTGGCACGGGTGACGCGCGTCTTCACGTTGAAAGACGAGGAGCGTAAGGATCTACGGCCTGATTCAAACTCGCTACAGGAAGTCAAGCACCACGACTGTCGGCTCGCTGAGATCGAGTACCACGACAGATTGACGACCCGTCGGACCAAGCGTGTGATTTCAGTCGAACTATTTGTGCAGAACACGACTGGTCTAAATATCAACTACTTGGACGCCCCCGATGTGATCAAAGCGAGAGTGTTTCAGAATGTCCCACGCAACATGACTATTGCACTTAATCGATATGATGTGCTAAACGGTCGTCACGTCGTCAATGACACCGCAGATGCAGTTGTGTGTTTCTCCCAGGCCATCCGGGAGAAGAGACGCCTAGAGACGCCGGGTTTCTAGGAGCGCCAGCCCAAGGGGCTAAGTTAGTACAATATGGCTATCGCTACGGTGAAGTGCCGTTGCCAAAATGTCCAGAGGTCAAGGTGGGGACGAAGTTCGGTCGTTACCTTCCCTGGTCGCCACTGAAGAGATCAGTGGTGGCAGCTTCGCTGGGGTGCCACGTTGTAGGAGCGGCTCTGCCGCACCCGGATCCCGATGATCCGCTGACATTGGAAGCTGGCGTAAGAAAGCGGTTCGCGTTCAAACCTCCTGAACCGAAACCAGGCATATTGGAGGACCTGCGCCGATTTGTACGGAAATTTGCGCGGAAGCATCTTGTGCCCTTGTCGCCTGACAGCGATACCTCGTTGGAGACCTGGCTGGGAAGTACGTCCTATGCCAAGTGGAGGAAAGATGAGTTGGTGCGTAAAATGGAAAAGTGCCTAACGTTAGAAGAGTATCACATGCG